TTGTCTGATAAATTTCTTCTAAATGTTTCATGTGATATTGGCATGTGAATAATAGCATCAATTATATAAACTTCTGCATTTTTAACTTTAGTGCCAAAATCTAATGGATGTTCTTGCATAATTGTTTTAACAGGCTTGTTGATAGATACTATGTCATATCTTTCAAGCTCACGCTCAATTATGTTCATCATGTCATCAGTTACTTCACAGGCAATCTTGATTCTAACTGGATTTTCTTGCACTGCTTCTGATAGATATTGTTTAAAACTTTTCATACTATTATTTATCATCCTTGTCATTTTCATTAACCTTTTTAACCAACTGATCCAGCAATTTGTTGCGATCTCCTACAATATAGCCCTCTCCTTCAATAAAATCATCAGTTTTACCCTCAGATTTTTGCTCCCATTGATCTACTCTTTGCTTTTTCAATTGTAGCTCAATCATACGCAGTTTTTTGTCTGCTTTGGCGTTTTTGGCTTCAATGGCATTTTTCATCATAGTCTGTGCCACTTCAAACATTTTACCAGCATGTCGTGATTCTGAGTTCATTCCCAAATCCATTAATTCTTTATAACTTTTCATGGCTTCAACAGCATAGTCATCCATGTCGTGATCATGTGCTTCAAGATCTTTCACCTGAGGCAATGCACGATCAATTTTTTCTGCTGTAGATAATGCCTTTTTAATTTCTACTGCTTCTTCTTCTTTTTCACTGTCTTCTGTTATTGCATTTTCTATTGCTTCATATTCAGACAGCGGTGTAGACAAAGTATTTTCCTCAACATGGTCTTTTATTTGTTGCTCGTTGAGAGCATCTTCCATGCTTGGTAAATCAAATGTTTTTTCTAATTTTTTATTCATATTAAGTACCTATATTACTATTTATCCAAGTATTGCACCACCACTAAAATTTATACCGCTAGACGCTATAATATGTTCATAATCTGCTTGGTATCCTGAGTTATCACCGGAAGCAAATATAGTTGACATTGTTGCAGTGTTGGGTGCTGTCAAAACTTTTGCCGCGGTGTCTAAATATAATTGATGTCCTAGCGAGTTATATGTTTGTACTCCTGCAGAATTAATTGCACTATCATTCCATTCTGGTGCCATTGAAGTTGAAAACGTTGATATGTAATTCCATTCAGCCGCAACTAACAAGTAGTAATATTCTCGCATTAACAATGCTCTGAAATCTGCATCGTTGGCAAAGTCACCTGAATATCCTGACGTGTCAAATATTGGATTGCCATCTGATCCATTTGTGGTTCTTGCCTGTTGCATAGCATTGTAAATATCACTTGTTTGATTCAGTTGATTCATCTTAGTTGAAAATGTTTGTTGTAGGCCAAACACTGTGATTGTGTGTAACAAGTGTTCAACAACTTCCATCACTGCCCCATTGCCTGCTGATACTTCCCAAATAAAATCAACATTTGGATTGTTGTCTTTTGTATAATCAATGCCTGGATAGTTGTCATTGGCATTATCTGCCACTATGCCTGGTGTGTAGGAACCTGGTCCTGAATAACCAAGTAACTGTGATATGCTTGACTGTGCCATTTGATTCATAGTGTCGTTTTGATTTGTGGTGTTGATTGATGCTCCTGACCCAAACATCAGTTGCACTGTCTTTGCAACTTTTTTAATCCATGCATCTGATACTGCTGTTGCACCACCTAACGTTGGCAGTGCTAATAATTTTATTCCATTTACTAAACAAAATTTTGTCCATGGTGGGTAACCAGACGTTGATGTAATTGGGCCTCCTGTTTTCACTGACATAATTTACTTTATAGCATAGATTGAGTCTTCATTCAAGACCCTAAATCTAATTCCTTTCCTCTTTGCCCACTCTCCTGCCGCTAACCATTTGGCTCTGTTAATCAAATAATTTACTTTATCTTGTTGGCTTTTGATACTTTCCAATGTGGTCTGTTTCTTTGGCTTTATTTCAACCATTTCAGCAATCTTTTTTCCTTTTTTGTTAACATACACCATCATAAAATCTGGTACATACATACTCATTTTTCCAGTGAACGGATGTTTGTATGGTATCCTTACAGGTTCGCTGGCCCATTGTATCACACTAGGATGGTTGTCACACATTCTCATAAAAGTTAATTCCCATCCAGAACGATAACGAGGGGATCTATTTCCCACATACTTTTGTTCATTCTTAACTTTATAAAACCCTTGATGAAACTTCATATACTTATTTAAGCAATAATATGACGTTTAACAAATTTGTTTGTATCTAATTCTAAATTGGTTTTTCTTCTTGCTATTTGACTAGTGGACGGTCTATAATGATTTAATAATGCAATACCTACTTCAGTGAATTGCAAAGTATCGTTTTTTGTAGTTTCAACTAGATCACTAAATCTAACACCAAACTTGTTAATGGCATCTAATGCCAACAGTGTGTATGCTTCAACTAAAGAACTGTTATCAGAATATTTTTCAAATATTCCTTTGATCAATTCGTATGTTCTTGGATTAATTTGATCTTGTGTTAAACCTAAATTTTCTAATATGGCATTTGAAATATCTTGTGATGTGTTGTAAGATTGTCCACCTAGTATCTGTTTGGTTATTGATCCAAACTGAGAAACAATAGTTGATATCCCACCAACTGTTTCAACAGTAGACGTACTGTTTCTTACTTGATTGTATGCCATTACTTGCCTAATCCTGTAAAGTTACCCACAGCACTCTTTGTACTGTTTTTTACACCAGAAACTATTTTGGCTTTGGTGTTACCATAACCTTGTATAATTTCATTGCCTGCTCCGGCAATTTGATTGCTAACTTGATTTAAAGAAAGTGAACCTTTTGTGCTGTCACCTACTTTTCCCAAATCTCCTGTTGCACCTTCTTTGTTATCTTTTTTACCAAGTGCAGGCGGGTTTTCAGTTTCAGTAACAGCAGGCGTATCTAAAAAATCTCCTGCTGTGTCTCCAAACATTTCTTCTAATGGATATTCTGTTTCACTTGAATCTAATGGTTGTGCCACCTGATCAATTAAAAAGTTTTCATACTGAAAACCAAAACTCAAATTAACTACACCGCTTTGAGCATAATCAAGTTGATCCATATCAAATCTTGCCAATCTTGGATATATCACTCTTGTTTTGCTGTACATCTTTCCTGCAACCTGATATATGTCTATGTGTTTTAAAAGACGACTGTGAAAATTGTTGTGTGTAGCAAGACCAAAATGATGACTTTTTGTAAACTGATCTTCTGTTTGATATAAATTTCTATTGTAGTTGTGATCTTCAGATCTTGATTCTCCTTGAACACCACTTTTCTTTTGTGTTAATCTTGCACCTTGAAATTCAAATTCATACAACAGTTTTGCAAATTTTAATCCCAACCCATCATGTGTGTCATACATTCTAAAACTCAAAGGATCAAATGTAATTGACCTATTAACAACTCTTTTTCTGTTGTATTGATTTAACACAGTTTGATCCACTGTGAACTTGGGTTGATCAACACTGTTTACTAAGAAGTGCAATCTGTCTCTGAATTGATTTAATTCGTCGTAAGTTGTCTTTAAATGCTCCGGTACTGCCAACTGGTACATATTGAAAACCACAACATATTGATGTGCTTGTCTTGGAGCTGGGTCATGATTTGAGCCGCGAAGATAAAGATTCGCGGCTCTGTTAGCTGGTTTTAAAACTGCCATATTCTATTACTCCGCTGGTAAGGATTAAACGAAATAGTAATTATTATACTAATCCGCCAGATCCACCTAAACCAAGTAGAGGGAATATAGTGTCGCCCGGTGCTTGATGTATTGCATTATCATATTTCAGTGTCAAGATAACTTGTACTGGTTCTGATACTGCATAGTCACCATCTGAATAATCAACGTTTTGTAAGAAACAACCTTCTAAATCCCATTGTTCTAATTCTGTGTCATTTGTACCATCTAAGATTTCAATTTTAGTTCCGAACTTGTAAACTGATCCTGATGTTGCAGAAGTTTGTTCAAAGTGATTTAACTGTTTCTGTACTTGTTGACCAACAAGTTTAGAAATGTTATTGTTGATATCATCTCTAAGTGTTATGTTAACTGATTCCCATGTGTGTTTACCTTGCATGTATGCAACTGAGTTGTATGAATGAATTGGTACTTCTTCATGGTTGATCTTTGGTCTCGTAACCGACATAACTTGTTGAGTCAGTTGAAGAGGTGACGCACCTAGGTTACCAAAGTTAGTGAATCTAACTCTAAATCTATATTTCAGTTTAGGCTGTAAAATACCGCCTCTACCTGTTGATCCATCTATTGGTACACCAAATTTTGAAAGTGTTGCCATTTTGTGTTCTCTCCTTAATACTATTATTTACACTTTTGTATGAATTATAAAAATTTTTATATCCATTTAAAGGTAAATTAAAGGGATAAGGTTCGCTTACCCCTTTATTTTATTAACTTGTTAAACTTTCTCCAGTGTTTTTGATACGAAGTGGAATATAGATAAATTCAATTGCTTTCACTGGTTGAATAGCAATATCAATCCATAATTCATTTCTATCAATTCTGGCACCAGTATTGTTTGTTTCATCACAAACTACTAAGAAATCAAATACTGCTCTCTTAGAAACAAGATCTTCAAAGAATCTATTGAAAGTATCTGTAACTTGATCTCTAGTAATTCTGTCATTTGGTTCAAACAAGAAAGGTTTTGCAAGTTGGTCTAATTGGTATCTTAGATACACAATCAGTCTTGCTACATTAACTCTATCAAGTGCTGACGCAATTGGTGATAGTGTCTTCTGACCAAATACCACTAATCCTCTGTTTGGAATAAACGCAATTGGATTTAACTTGTTTGCGTATAGTGTGTCTCTTTGACCTTCTGACAATGTTACTGCTTTAAACTCTTCTTCGCTAGTGATATAACCAACTGAAGTTGAGTTGTCTACTAAACCTCTTGTGAAGCCTGCTGGTGCAAACCATGGAAACGCCACCTGATCATTAAATGCCATTGTTCTCATAGCAATATGTGTTGGTGGAACTGTTACATTGTTGCCTGCTAGATCTGATGTAAATCCTGAAGGATAATACACAGCCGCATACGGAGTGCCTGTCAATAAACCATCTTCTCCATTTGTTGGAGCATTGTTGGCATTGGTTGCCCAATTTTGAATTGACGTTCCGTCTGGTGCTAATCTAAATGGTGTGTCAGCAAGTACAAATGCTGTTAATTTTCTATCTGTACTTAATGCAACCATTTCGTCAAGTAACTCTGGATAACCAGGAGCGGCAATCAAGTTAAAGAATCTTGATTCTGCTCTGATATCTTCGTTGCCTTGTAACGCACCTTGCATTGCTGTAACAATCACATTTCTTTGTGCTTGTCTGCCAGTGTATGGTGATCCATCAGTTTTTAATCCTGATTCAGTTACCCAAATGTTACCATTGTTTGTGTTGTCAAAAGTGTAATTAGTTACATATTTCTTAACATTGTAACCTGACAATCTTGTGTTAAACAATATAATACCTTCTGGGTAAACAGCAGGATCTGGAGCATCTGAATGGAAGTTAGCATACGCTGAACCCCAGTCTTGATCATCTTCGTTTGCTCCACCTGGGTTACCTACTGCATCACCAAACACAACACCTGATGCTGTGCTTTGATCTGCATTGTCTAGTAATACCCAAGCTGATGTGGCTGTACTGTATTTGTAAATTTTTGGATAAGCATCTAATTCATCAGAGTCAATCCAAACATCACCGTCTTGTAAGTTTGAAGTTTCGTCTGATCTCTTAGTTGGTTCACCTGATACAATTTGTAAATCTCTAATACCGCCTGATACTACAGAATTTGCATCGTATCTATCTTTTGAGTTAGCATAAGCCAACCATTTCATAGTACCGCCATCGTTCTCTGCAATGTATAAGTCTGCGTCTTGAGTTGTTTTGTACCATAGTGAGCCATTTACTGGATTACTTGTTGGTGCTGATGATGATGCTTCGTAAGTTGCATCTGACCAAAGTGATTTGTAGTAAAATGCTGATGTACCTGATGATGTGTTATCAGTAAATCCAAGATCTGAAGTTGACGCACCTTTAATATTTGTGTCGTCAGCACCGTCTTGAATGTAAACTGCATAACCACCAGTTCTTGTTAATTTTAAGTATTGTCTTGTTGCACTAACATAATCAATACTAGCAGTGATGTTTGCTGACTGTAGTGTTGAATCATTGTTAACTGCTGTGACAATCTCAGCAAGTGTAACTGGATTACCTGCACCTGCGGCACCTGTCACTGTGATAGTTTGGCCATTAATTTCCATTCTAATTGCAGTGTTAGATCCACCTGTTGCTACACCATTGTGTAATGATGCGGCATTACCAGTTGCAACTGTTGATGTACCTGC